GGTATCGAATATGTTATTCGAAGAACTATTCCAGGAAAGACATCATGATGCATATGTTATCTAGCGGAACTTTATGTTTTTTTATGGTTCTATTTTTTATTATGCTTTTCGGAAACGAAAACAATTTAGTACAAAAATGGAAGCCGATAAATAAATGGTCGCTTAAAGCCGTACTTGCTTTTGTAATTGGAACCTCTGCATGGAATACTTGGAACGTAAATCACTATTTGGGAGAAGTACTCATGAATTTCTCGCTCGCGATTCTTTTTGCGTGGGCGTTTTATTTTCATCGGTACATGTTATATGGAAATAAGTAGACCAGATATTCGAGTCGATGAAGTCGAGGAGTTAAAAACTTTTTTAAAACTTCCCGTAAACTCCTATCTGAGCATGTTGAACATCTCTCCCATACCTTCGCAGATTGCAATTTTAAACGCAATTCAGCGATATCGATTTGTAGTTGCCGCAGTATCTCGTCGTCAGGGTAAAACTTTTATTGCAAACGTCATTGGGCAGCTGGTTACACTAGTACCAGACTCAAATGTGCTCATTATGGCTCCCAATTACAATCTTTCTCAAATTTCTTTTGATCTTCAGCGCTCACTGATCGATCATTTTGGACTTGAGGTAGCTCGCGACAACGCAAAAGATCGCGTAATCGAGCTTGTCAACAAGTCTACAGTGAGAATGGGATCGGTAAATCAGGTCGATTCTGCTGTCGGACGCTCATACGATCTTATAATTATCGATGAAGCGGCGTTAGCAGACGGCGAAACCGCTTTTAACGTAGCTCTACGGCCAACGCTGGACAAACCGAACGCTCGTGCGATCTTCATTTCAACTCCTCGTGGTAAAAATAACTGGTTTAGCCGGTTTTGGGCACGAGGATATTCGGATGAGTATCCTCAGTGGGCTTCGATTCGTGCAACGTGGGAAGATAATCCGCGAGAAAACGCGGAAAATATTTCCGAAGCGCGTAAAACTATGTCCGAAAGTGAGTTTCGCCAGGAATATTGTGCGGACTTCAACGTGTTTGAAGGGCAGGTCTGGAAATTTGATGCTTCGAAGTGCGTTGCAAATCTGGACGAGCTGAATACGTCCGGTATGGACATCATAGCGGGGCTTGACTGGGGCTTTAAAGATCCTACAGCCATGTGTGTGCTCGCTTATGACTGGGATAAGCAGATATTTTACGTACTTGACGAGTATTTGCACGCAGAGCGCACTACAGAACAGCATGCGCATGAAATTGGAAAAATGATCGATCGTTGGAATCCTGATTTTATTTTCATAGACTCCGCAGCGCAGCAAGTTCGCTTCGATTTGGCACAAAATTTTAATATTGCAACTACAAATGCTGAAAAAGATGTTCTTAGCGGTATTGGACATGTTGCGAGCTTAGTCGACAACAATCGTCTCATCGTATCAGGAAACTGTAAAAATATGTTGGTAGCACTAGACGCTTACCAATGGGACGACAATCCGAACCTATTGAAAGAAAAGCCGAAGCATAACTATGCTAGCCACATGGCGGACGCACTGCGATACGCACTTTACAGCTTCAAGACTTCTTCAACAATTTTTTAATACGTGAAAAAATTTAATTGTTGACAAAATACATATTTGCATCTATAATTTAAATCAAAATATGACAAAACTTGCTAGAGATTTGATAAAATACGTTCGTGACAAAGCAAAATCGAGGTACTTAAAAGGTCATTCGTGTTTCGTCTGTGAAGCGTCAGATAATTTAGACTTCCACCATTTCTATAGTCTCACTGAGTTATTGAATGTGTGGATGCGGAAAAACCGCTATAACCCCTCTACGGAGGAAGAAATTCTAAACATTCGAGACGCTTTCATAGAGTCGCATACACGGGAGCTATACGATGAAGCGGTAACGCTATGTCACAACCATCATGTACAATTGCATTCAGTCTATGGCAAAAATCCTGGACTTGGCACCGCGGAAAAACAAAAACGGTGGTTAGAGAAACTTCGTAATGGCATGGTATAATTTTTGGTCTACAACGAAGGAAAACCCCGCCCAACCTAGTATTGCGTTGAGCGAAGGTTCTATTGTAGATTCGAGAGAAATTGTATCAAACTATCGTATTCAATACGAAAATCTCGAAGTTGTAAATCGTGCAGTTAACATGTTGGTCGATGACATTGCAGAGATTCCTATTGCAGTTGGAAATAAGCTGCCAGGATTAATACCTGCAGGGCGCCCGACAGCAGATAATGGAACTGTAGTTCCTGTTTTTCGCCAGAAGCAAGTTTACAATCTATTAAATTTACAGCCAAATCCTTATCAGGATATTAACAGTTTTCGACGTAATCTATTTGTCGATTACTTAATTGATGGAAATATCTTCGTTTACTTTGACGGAGTGTATTTATACCATCTGCCTGCAAATTTAATGGAAATTGTACCAGATAAAAAGAACTATATTGCTGGATATACCTACGATGGTCTGCTAGACTTTAAGCCGTGGGAAATTATTCACGTTAAAGAAAACTCTTTTTACTCTATCTATCGCGGGGTCTCTCGGCTAAGACCAGCTTATCGTACCATGCAACTATTATCAAAGATGCGTAAGTTTCAAGATAACTTCTTTGATAATGGAGCAGTGCCAGGACTTATCATTAAAAGTCCAAGTACACTGAGCGATAAGGTAAAGGAGCGCATGTTACAGACGTGGCAAACACGCTATCGTCCTGATGCAGGCGGTCGTCGCCCCATAATTCTTGATGGTGGGCTAGAAATTGACAGTATTAGCAATATTAATTTTAAGGAAATGGATTTCCAAACTTCGGTTAGCTCTCTTGAAAATATTATTTTGAAAGCAATCGGAATTCCTCCATTACTTTTAGACTCTGGTAATAACGCAAATATACGTCCGAATCATCGTTTGTATTATCTTGAGACGGTGACTCCGATTTTAAGAAAGTATATGTTTGCGTTTGAAAGATTTTTCGGTTATAATCTTACAGAAGATATAACCAATATTCCAGCATTACAGCCTGAGTTAAGCGATCAAGCACGTTATTATTCTACTTTAGTAAACGGTGGAATTTTAACTCCGAATGAAGCTCGTGTTAAGCTAGGAAAGGAACCAATTGCGGGGCTTGATGAAATTCGAGTACCACAGAATATAGCGGGATCTGCAACAAATCCAGATCAAGGCGGTCGCCCCGCAGAACAAAATATAGGATAAATCATGACAAAAGGTAAAGTATTAGAAACTCTTGCGACATACTTCGCAGCTAAAGGCAAATTTATGAATATGCGAGAGTATAAGCAACAAAGTGATTTTCCAATTAGCCCAAATTTAGTAATTCGTTGCTTTGGCTCTTGGGGACGTATTGCAGGAAAAATTCGCAAATACTACCCTGAATTAGCACAAAAAATTAATGGCGTTGAAGCAGTAGCTTCTGAACCAACTCCTGAACCAGTTCCCGAGCCTGTTCAGCCAGTTAGGAGCACTCGTGCTAAAACTACTCAAGTAGTAAATGAATAAGGCAGCAAATTTAAAAACTGGAGATTTTGTAAAGTGGAATTCTTCTGGCGGCACAGCCAAGGGAAGAATTGAACACACAATGACGGAGGGCGTACTGGGCATTCCTGGAAGCAGTTTTTCTATCAACGCTTCTAAGGAAGATCCAGCCGCCCTAATTCGTATTTACAGGGATGGAAAAGAGACTGAAACTCTTGTTGGTCATAAGTTTTCTACTTTGACTAAAATCTCCCGAGAAGAAGCTTTAAAAGCGTATTCTGGAAACAATATTATGAAAAAAGATTTCTTTTTAAGCACCGAGCTTAAAGCCTACGTAAGCGAAGATGGAGATACTTATATTACTGGTCTTGCTAGTACTCCTGAAGTAGATCGTACTGGGGATATCATTCAGTATGATGCTTGGTTGAAAGGCGGTCTCGAAAATTACAAAAAGAATCCTGTGATTCTTTTTAATCATTCATACGCAAAACCCATTGGCAAAGCTGTAGAGATTCATCCAGATGTCGATGGTTTAAGAATTAAGGCTAAGATTTCAAAAGCCGCTGGCGAAATCTTAGATCTTATCAAGGATGGCGTTCTTGGAGCTTTTTCCGTAGGTTTTCGGATCAAGGATGCCGATTATATGCCGGAAACCGACGGTTTTAGAATCAAAGACGCAGAACTATTTGAAATATCGGTTGTTTCAGTACCGGCGAATCAATCTGCCGTCTTTTCGTTAGCAAAGTCCTTTGAAACATCCGAGGATTATCAATCATTTAAAAAGAACTTTCTGAATAACGGCCTAGATGGGGTAGAAGAAGAAGTAAATGCTGAATCTTCGAGCGCCACTGCGCCGGGAGAAGCGACAAAAGTCGCAACTAAGGAGATATTAAACATGGATTCAAAAGATTTAGAAGCACTGGTAGCTTCTGTTGCAGAAAAAACTGCACAAACTCTAGCTGCTGCACAAATCGAGCGGGAGGAGAAGGCTCGCTTAGCTGCTGAACAAGAAGCTAAAAAGGCTGCTGAAGAAAAGGCACTCTCCGATAAAATCTCGGTCGCAGTAACTACAGGTGCAGAACGTCTAGTAGCAGATATTGAAAAGCGTTTTTCAGAAAAGAACTCAGATCTAGAAAAGATCGTTTCTGAACTGCGTAATGAAATTTCAGAGAAGTCAGAAGAAATTATGAAGATGCGTGAATCAAAGCGTATTTTTACAGATCGCACTGACTCTGACTGGAAGAAGGCATATGCAAGAGATATGGATGATGCATTCATTCTAGGTCTTGTAACTCGTAAGAACTGGCACGATACGTCACTGGGTCGTATGCTTGTACAAAAAGTTAATACTCAAGCTGGCGTAGAAGTTTCTAGTGCAGATTTTGAGCAAATCGTTTCAACGAATATTGAGCGTGATGTTCAGAATGAGCTAATTCTTGCTCCTCTTTTCCGCGAAGTGCCCATGACTTCAGCAAGTTTAATTCTGCCAATTCTGCCCGATGCAGGTTATGCAGAATTTACCACAAACCAAACGGGCAGTGGTTCAGCAGGTAAGGGTAACCTAGATCCTCGTTCAAATGCTTATGGTTCACCTTATATCGGTGTTACTATGACCGAACGAGTACTTACCACGAAGAAGCTTATTTCGAAGAGCTATCTTGGCAACGAAACAGAAGAAGATGCGATTCTTCCCATTCTTCCGCTGATTCGCGAATCAATGGTTCGTGCACATGCGCGTGCAATTGAGGCTTCGATTCTTGTAGGTAATATCGCCGATGGCCCCTTTGGCACGTCAGGCGCATCTTATGATGGTTTGATTAAGCTGGCTGATGCTGATTCTCACAAGACTCAGATTACTGGTGTAACGACGGCGAATGCTGCAATTACAACAGCAAATCTGCTTTCTGCTCGTAAGAACATGGGCAAGTATGGCGTGCGTCCTGAAGATGTAGTTTACATCGTTAACCAGCGTACCTATTTTGAACTGTTAGAAGATGCAGAGTTCCAGGACATGAACCTGGTAGGTAACCTGGCAACTAAGATTTCTGGTCAAGTTGGTCAGGTATACGGCAGCCGTGTACTACTTTGCGATGAGTTCGCAACTCCTGCGGCTGGTAAGTATGCTGCTGTTGCAGTGTATGCTCGTAACTTCCTGGTTCCACGGCTTCGTGGTGTTACGATTGAGTCGGATTACGATGTTGAAAATCAGCGTCGTGTAC